GTCTGTTACTGTTGGCGCTGGCGCTAATGGCGGCGCTGCCCAAACAGCAGATGACACTAATGGCAATAACGGGTCTGATGGAAACAAATCATCATTTGGGTCTTGGGCGATTGCTAGAGGTGGTGGCAGCGGTAATGGCGGCACAACAACTAATGGAGGTGCCGGAAATGGTGGTGGCGGTTTAGGAGAGTCTGCTTCAGGAGGAAACGGGTACACCGCATCCGGCGGCGCTGGCAATACAACTACCGGCGCTACCGCTGGTCGCGGAGGCTACAGACCCGGTGGTGGTGGTGGGGCTGCTGGGCTTTCAGCAGGTTCAACTTCCGGGTCTAATGGACAGGCGGGCGGAAAAGGCGGCTCACTCCTGACAAGTTCAACATCAACAGCGTCTGGAGGAGGTGCTTTTGGTGGAGCAAATGCCAACGGCGGCAACGGCTCTGCTTCAACCACTTACTTTGTTGGCGGCGATGGGGGCGGCGCAGGCGGCTCCGGAGCAACTAGCCCCGGTTCTGGTGGCAATGGCGGCTATCCTGGCGGCGGTGGCGGTGGCGGTGGCGCAGGCCACGGCGTTAACAGCGGCAAGGGCGGCGATGGTGGCAACGGCTACGTGCGAGTAGTGACATTCTTCTGATCATGCCAAAACAATTCCTACTGAACCCAGACGGCAGTGTGCCCGCAGGCACAAACTTACAGGCGATCCTGGATGCTGGTATCCCTTTGGTGCTGCCAACTCCACTTCCACGCGAACCTGGCATGGTGGCTGTTGAACAGGAGCCGCAGCAGGACGCTGATGGCGTGTGGCGTCAGGTTTGGGTACTTGAACCAGCGATTGTCGGAGATGAGTGATGGAGCCTGGAGAAATTGACCCCGTGAAGTACGGCGTGCTTTGGGAGCGCGTTCAGCACATGGACAAGAAGATCGACAAGATGGAACGACAAGTCGAGCAACTTCTTGAGTTGGCCAACAAGTCCAAAGGCGGCTTTTGGATGGGCATGACCATCGCGTCAATGGGCGGCGGCTTCATTACTTGGCTGGTCGGGCACTTCAAGGGAGGCTGAAGTGATTGACTTGCTTCTTGATCCAGACAAGGCGCTTGATGCTGTCAACAAGGCAGTGGCGCTGGTCAAGAAGGCAAGCCAGACTGCGCAGAACGTCGAGAGTCTTGGTCCTCTGCTGGGCCGTTACTTCGACGCGAAAGCAGGCGCTCTAGCCTGCGTCCAGAAGGCTAAGTCGTCCGGCTCTAGCATGGGCAAGGCAATCGAGTTGGAGATGGCCCTAGAGGCTCAAAGGCAGTTTGAGGAAGACCTCAAGAACCTCTTTTTCAGCGCCGGCAAGATGGACGTGTGGCAACGCATCAAGGCTCGTGCCACGCAGATGGAGTTAGAAGCAGCTAAGGCTGCGGCGGCTGAGAAGCGGGCGCTGGCCAAAAAGAAGCAGCAGGAAGAAGAGTGGTTAGAAATTGGCGCGGCCATCGTAATTGTGGTGCTTGCGTTGTGCGCCGTCGTTTACTTCGCCAGCGAGTTCATCGCCCACTGCAAGAAAGTGGGATGTGGCTAAGCGTGACTACCTCAAAGAAATGCGCGAAGGGCTGGAAAAGTGGATCAAGTTGTGTTGCGTCATCGGCGTGTTTTGGATCATCTTCAACATTCTTCCGCATCTTCCGACTGAGATCGGCAACCGAGTCGTTGAAAAGCTATTGAGAATGCTAGGCATATGACCAGAAGTGAACTTGAAGTCATCATCAAGCGCCGTGCGGCCATCACGGTGACTATCTTTGCCGCGCTTTTGGCGGTCAACACCATGCTGGGTAACAGCAACAGTTCTAAGGTGTTGACCAACACCATTCAGTCCAACAACATGTGGTCGTGGTATCAGGCCAAGAACATCCGTTCAGTTGTCTACGAGGCCACAAACAAAGATGTCGCTGCGGCTCGCATGAAAAGCGACATGGAAGACATTATGATAAAGGCGCAGGCGCTTGAGGCTGAGAGGGACGTTGCCAAGGCAAAGGGTCCGTACTACACCTACGCTGGCGCAGCCCTTCAACTCGGAATTGTTCTGTCTACCGCAGCGATTTTGGCAGTCACAATGCCGCTTTTTTGGCTTAGCGTTGGCGTAGGCAGCTTGGGTGCCGTGCTGATGACTGTTGCCTACAAATTTGTATGAACCAAGAACTTCAAAAATACTACGAAGACCGATTCGACATGTTCATCCATCCTGGCTGGATCGCCATGATGGAAGACATTGACAATATGCTGGCCGCGATGAACAATGTTTCGACTATCGCCGACGAAAAAAGCCTACAATTTCGTAAAGGCGAAATTTCCATCCTTATGTGGCTGAAAACCTTGAAGAAGGTCAGCGAAGAAGCATACGAGGATCTGAAAAATGAAAAGAATGTATGAATTTGTCTGCGAATGCGGACAATACGCTGAAGCTCTGGTCGATTATGAGACGACCAGCGTTAAGTGTGGGTGCGGCAGCGTAGCTGGCCGCATCATCAGCGCGCCTAAGTTCAACTTGGAAGGGTGGTCTGGGCACTTTCCGTCCGCATACGGGCGGTTTGAGCACAGGCACATTGAGAAGTTGAATGCAGAGCGCAAAGCCAACTCATAAGCCCTGCGGCCGAGTTGAATCTCCTACAACCATTTTTGGCAGGAACTAAAATTTATGCTAGTTGACAACGAACGCGAGACGCTAAGCGAACTCGAAGCTGTTGAATCGAAATCTGAACTCCCGGACAAGTACCGGGACAAAAGTTTGGATGAGATCATTCGGATGCACCAAGAGGCTGAAAAGCTCATTGGCAAGCAGGCCCAAGAGGTTGGCGAGGTCCGAAAGCTGGCGGATGAGCTTATCAAGCAGAACCTTGGTTCCAAGCAACAGCAGGTTAAAGAGGACGAGCCGGAAGTAGACTTCTTTGAAGATCCTAAGAAGGCAGTTAAGGCAACCATTGACAAGCATCCAGATGTTCTTGCGGCCCGCCAGGCCAGCTTGGACTTCAAGCGGATGCAGACGCAGCAAAAGCTGTCGCAAGAGCACCCGGACTACACCCAAGTAGTCGGGGACGCAGACTTTCAGAATTGGGTCAAAGGCTCATCTGTTCGTCTGGCGCTGTACGCGAAGGCCGATGCTGAGTTTGACTTTGACTCTGCCCACGAACTGCTGTCCACCTTCAAACAACTGCGTGGCATCAAAGCTAAACAGTCCGAACAAGCAAGCGATGCTACTAGGGCTAAGAGCATGAAAGCCGCGCAAGTCGATGTTGGTGGATCTGGGGAAAGTTCAAAGCGTGTCTATCGCCGCGCTGATCTGATTCGGCTGAAAATGACAGACCCTGTCAGGTACGAAGCCCTGAGTGACGAGATCATGCAGGCGTACTCTGAGGGGCGCGTTAAGTAGTAACTTTTTTGGAGATTTAACATGGCAAACGCTGCTTTTTCCCCCACCAATTCGGTCACCACGACCTCCGCTGCTAATTTCATCCCCGAAATTTGGAGTGATGAGATTGTTGCTGCATACAAGAAGAACCTCGTCCTGGCCAATGTGGTCAAGAAGATGTCCTTCCGTGGCAAAAAGGGTGACACCGTCAACATCCCTTCGCCCGCCCGTGGTACCGCCAACATCAAGGCCGCTACCGATGCCGTGACTCTGATCGCAGAGAGCGACACCAACATTCAGGTGCTCATCAACAAGCACTATGAGTACAGCCGCTTGATCGAGGACATCGTTGAAGTGCAGGCCCTGACCTCGCTGCGTTCTTTCTACACGGAAGACGCCGGCTATGCTCTGGCTCGCCGCATCGACACCGATCTGGTTCAACTCGGCCGCGCATTCAACGGCGCTACTGTTGGCACCAACGACTACGCTACGAGCAACACCAGCACCAAGGCGTTCATTGGCTCTGACGGCACCACGGCCTACAACAGCACCAGCTCCAACGCTGCTTCGCTGACTGATGCTGCTATCCGCCGCACCATCCAGCGCCTGGACGACAACGACATCCCTATGGATGGCCGTTTCTTCCTGATCCCCCCGTCGAGCCGCAACACCCTGATGGGTCTGGCCCGTTACACCGAGCAGGCATTCATCGGCAACGGTGACGCCATCCGCAACGGTGAGATTGGCCAGCTCTACGGTATGGCTGTGTTCGCTTCGTCCAACGCCGACTTCGGCGCTGGCAACAGCGGCGCTGACCGTATCTGCCTGATGGGCCACCGCGATGCGATGGTGCTGATCGAGCAGTTGGGCATCCGCTCGCAGACTCAGTACAAGCAAGAGTACCTGGGCACCCTGTTCACCGCAGACACGATCTACGGTGTGAAGGCCCTGCGTACCAACGCTACTGGCACCGCTGCCGACGCCTCCGCTGCCTTTGCCCTGGCTGTTCCGGCCTAATGCAGTTGCCCCGCCCCTACGGGGGCGGGTCTTTTTTCATAGGAGATAAAAATGGCTGCTGCTACCGCTGTTACCTCGCGCAGGGGTAATGATCAATTCCGGGGCTTGTTTTCGGACACCTGGGAAGTGCTCTGCACGCTCGACGCTGGCGCAATTAGCGCGGGCGCTACGGATACCGACACCGTTGCTGTTCCGGGCGTAGCCTTGGGCGACATGGTTATCGGCTTTTCGCATGGTGTTAGCGAGGCGGGTCTGGTCAAACGGGCTTACGTTTCCGCTGCAAACACGGTGACTATCGTCACCTACAACCCGACTGCCGGCTCCGTCAATCTGGCACCTACCACCCTTTCGCTCGTCATCGGACGCGCTGTGTAAAGACAGGGGGCCACAAGCCCCCTGTTTTCTTTTTGGAGGTAGTCATGGTGCCGCAGACGTTTCCTTCCGTAAATGGAAAGATGGTGGTCTACAAGCTCAGTAGTCTGACGGGATTGACTCGTTGGTCTGACTACATCCCGGTCAAAACTGCTGGTTCTCCGGGGAGGTTGAACTCCTACGACGGCAACATGGATGCCGACGTCCTTGTGTCGATCACGGGCAAGAAAGCCTGGATCGACTACATCCCTGTTTACGAAGACGCCGCTGCTACCAAGCCCTGGCTTGTAAGTGCTGACGGCTACATCCCAATCTACGGGTAAAAAATGGCTACCTATCGTTGTTTGGCAAGTGGTAATACGGTGACGTTCACTCAGCCCCATGACATTGAGTCCATGAAAGGCCACACTGGCTATGTTCTGGTCGATGAAATGGGCGAGAAACTACCGGCTGAAGAAGAACAGCGCGCATTGCCCATGACTGCGCCAGTTAAGCGCGTTGGCCGCCCACGCAGAGTTGTTCAAACCGTTTAAGGAGATGATCATGTACGGCAAAGCACCCAAAATGTCCGCCCCGAAGAAGAAGCCTATGCCCGTTGTTGGCAAGCCTCGCCCGCTGCCTAAGCGCGGCCAGCGCGCCATGACCAACAAGATGACCAGGGGCAAGAAATGAAGACCAAGGCCGAGAAGAAGATCAGCAAGGTCATGCGCGAGTACAAGGCCGGCGGCCTGCACTCGGGCAAGGGCGGCCCGGTCGTCAAGAGCCGCAAGCAGGCAGTGGCCATCGCCCTGTCGCAGGCCGGCAAGGCAAAGAAGAAATGAAGCCCGGTCTGTACGCCAACATCAACGCCAAGCGCGCCCGCATCAAGGCGGGGTCTGGCGAGAAGATGCGTAAGCCTGGAACCAAAGGCGCTCCCACGCCTGCGGCCTTCAAGCAGTCAGCTAAGACGGCGAACAAGAAATGAAGACGCCCGCCTGGACACGCAAGGAAGGCAAAAATCCGGCTGGCGGTCTTAACGCCAAAGGCCGATCTTCATATAATGCGTCCACAGGCGGGAACCTCAAAGCTCCCGTCAAGTCAGGCGACAACCCTCGAAGGGCCTCCTTCCTAGCGCGTATGGGCAACATGCCTGGGCCTGAGTACAAGAATGGCGAACCGACTCGCCTTCTTCTGTCCTTGAAGGCTTGGGGCGCGTCGTCCAAAGCGGATGCCAAGGCGAAAGCCAAAGCGATCTCAGCAAGGAACAAGAAATGAGGCCCGTCTCCGTAGGTGTAAATCCAACAGCGGCAACGCTGACGACCGTGTACACGGTACCTACGGGTTACTACGCCAAGTTCACGGTGATGTACATCCACAACACCGGGGGGTCTACCAAACACATTACGGTGCAATGGATCGATTCGAGCGCCAGCGCGACTTACGACATCTTGACCGAGTACAGTTTAAGCGCCAAGAACTACTTGCAGTTCGATGGCGGCGCGTACATTGTGCTGGAAGAGGGCGACACGATCAAGATCACGACTGAGTCGGGCAGCTCATTCAGCTTCATCGCTACGTTTGAAGAAATAGGATTGACACGGCAATGACCTACCTAGAACTCATCAACGATGTGCTGATCCGGCTGCGTGAGACGACCGTTGCCACCAGCAACCAGACGACCTACTCCACGCTCATCGGCAAGTTCGTCAACGACGCCAAGCGCCAGATTGAGGACGCCTATGCCTGGAACGTGCTCGGCCAGACGCTGACGATCCCCACGGTTGCGGGCACCTACGTGTACTCGATGACCGGCGCTGGGCAGAAGTTCCAGGTGATGGATGCGATCAACGTCACCTCGAACGTCGGGCTGCGTAACATCAGCTTCGTGGAGATGAACCGCTTTCAGAACTTCGTACCGTCCATCAGCGGCATCCCCGAATACTACAGCTTCGACGGCGTAGACGGCAACGGCGACACCAAGGTTGTTCTGTACGCACGTCCTGACAACGTCTACTCGATCGTCTTCTCGCTCACGGTGCCCCAGGCTACGCTGACTTCTGACAACACTTCGGTTCTCGTTCCAGACGTGTTGGTGGCGCAGAACGCCTACGCCAGAGCACTGGTCGAGCGCGGCGAGGACGGCGGCTTGGCGTCGTCCGAGGCGTACCAGTTGTATCGGTCGATGCTGTCAGACTACATCGCCCTTGAAGGTACTCGCTATCCTGAAGCTCAGGAGTTCGTTGCGGTATGAGCCAGGTTCTTCAAACCGCCAGCATTTCAGCGCCGGGTTTCTTCGGCCTGAACACGCAAGACTCGCCGCTTGACCTAGCGGCCGGCTTTGCGCTGGTGGCTACGAACTGCGTGATTGACCAGTACGGCCGCATCGGCGCACGTAACGGCTGGTCGCGGGTCAACTCCTCGTCTGGCAACCTCGGCGCTAACGATGTAGGCGTCATCCATGAGCTGGTGCAGTCTGATGGTACGCTGACAGTGTTGTTTTCTGGCAACAATAAGTTGTTCAGACTTAACAGCTCGAACGTGGTGGTGGAGTTGACCTACGGGGGAGGGGGTACGGCTCCTACCATTACGGCCAACAACTGGTCGTGCGCTTCGCTCAACGGCATCACTTATTTCTTTCAGGTTGACCACGACCCGCTGATATACGATCCAGCAGTAAGCACGACCACATACCGCCGAGTCAGCGAGAAGTCTGGGTACGTGGCCACGGTGCCTAGCGCCAACATTGCGTTGTCGGCTTTCGGTCGGCTTTGGACGGCCAGCACTGCCACGGTGAAGAACACCGTCTATTTCTCCGATCTGCTGGCCGGCCACGTCTGGTCTACAGGCACGGCGGGGTCACTGAACGTAGACCGCGTCTGGCCCAACGGCCCGGACGAGATTCAAGGTCTGGCTGCGCACAATGGCTTCTTGATCATCTTTGGCAAGCGTCAGATTCTGGTCTATCAGAACGCTACGACGCCTTCGACCATGAGCCTGAGCGACACGGTTGGCGGTATCGGCTGCGTTGCGCGGGATTCGATCCAGACGACGGGCAAGGACGTGCTGTTCTTGTCCAACTCTGGCGTCAGGTCGTTTGCCAGGACGATTGTGGAGAAGTCAGCGCCTCTTGGCGACCTATCGAAGAACGTGCGCAACGACTTGATGCAGATTGTGTCCAGCGAGTCGCTGTCCAGCATCAAGTCTGCCTATTCGGAGAAAGAAGCCTTCTACCTGCTGACGCTGCCGTCCGTGGATGAAGTCTACTGTTTTGACACCCGCGTCCAGTTGCAGGACGGCTCGTTCCGCGTCACCAAGTGGGACTCGATTGAGCCGACGGCGCTGTTGTCTCGGCGCAATGGCGACTTGTTGATCGGCAAGAACGGCTACATCGGCAAGTACGGGACGTACCAAGACCACACGTCGCCATATCGGTTCTTGTACTACACGAACCATGCCGATCTCGGCAACGCCAACGTCACGTCTATCCTCAAGCGATTGAAGGTGGTCGTCATTGGCGGCTCCAATCAGTACGTGACGCTGAAGTGGGGCTTTGACTTCAGCACCAGCTATCAGTCAACCAACGCGCTGATTCCGTCGCAAGGCGTGTACGAGTACGGCATTGCTGAGTACAACATAGCGCAGTATTCGGACGGCGTCGCTCTGCAAACGCTGTCTGTTCCAGCTAGTGGCAGCGGTAAAATTGTTCAGACTGGTTACGAGTCCAACATCAGCGGAACCGCGCTGTCGATCCAGCGAATTGAGATCCAATCGAAAGATGGGAAGATGACATGAGCAACTACACCCAGAGCACCAACTTCGCCACGAAAGATGCGCTGCCGTCTGGCGATCCGCTCAAAATCGTCAAGGGCGCGGAGATCAACACCGAGTTCGCCAACATCGCCATCGCCGTGGCGACCAAGGCTGATCTAGCATCGCCGACGTTCACGGGAACGCCTGCCGCGCCCACGGCCTCTGCGGGCACGAGCACAACGCAGTTGGCTACGACGGCTTTTGTTCAGGCTGCGGCGCAATCGCTCTACCCCGTCGGCTCAATCTACATCAACGCTACCAACTCTACCAACCCCGGCACTTTGCTGGGATTTGGTACTTGGACGGCTTTCGGCGCAGGGCGCGTGCCTGTTGGTTTTGACGCAGGCAATACGCTGTTTGATACGGCTGAGGAGACTGGCGGTTCTGCTGATGCAGTGGTAGTTAGCCATACGCACACGGCAACTTCAACAGATTCTGGACATACTCATGCGTATTCCGGGAACGTCAGCCCAACTGATACGTTTTTGTACAGTGGCGGAGGCGGAACTCCGTCGTTTGGTATTCCATACAAGGCTGCTTCTGCGACATCGTCTGGTACGGCCAACGTATCTACGACTGTGGCTAGCGCAGGCGTCTCTGGCACCAACGCTAACTATCAACCGTACATCACGGTGTATATGTGGAAAAGGGTTTCGTGAAAAATGTTTATTGCCAGTTTTGCGGCGGGGTGTTCCAGGCTACGAGGTCGGACGCTAAGCGGTGTGATTCGTGTCGGCAAAAGTACTTGCAAGAGTACCGCCGTAAAGAAAACACAAAACTCCGCCGTAAGCAAAGCAACCGGCGCATACGTGAAAGGCTATTCGCCGGGTACGGCGGGAAGTGCGTATGCTGCGGCGAAACAAAATTTGAGTTTTTGGCGCTTGACCACGTAAACGGCGGTGGCCGGCAAGAAAGAAAAACTATGTCAACCCAGCAAATTGCACTAAGAGCCATACGAAACGGTTTTCCGCCAGAATACCGTGTCTTGTGTCATAACTGCAACCAATCGCATGGGTGGTACGGATATTGCCCGCATGAGTCGGAAAAAGTAACATGATCACCCACCATTTCGGCGACGGTCTGTACGCCAAGGAGTAAAAAATGTTTGAAGCACTCATTGGCCCTGGTCTTAGCTTGCTTGGCGGGCTATTCGGCGGTAGTTCTGCTGCCGACGCTGCTTCTTCGCAAGCTGCTGCTCAAACTGAAGCAGCGCGTATTGCTGCGGAAGAGGCGCGGTTCAGGCCCATTGGGGTTACGACTCGCTTTGGCTCCTCGCAGTTCACCACAGGGCCTGAAGGTCGCGTAACAGGCGCTGGCTACACGCTGTCGCCCGAGCTAAAGGCGATGCAGGATCGCTTCATGGCCCTGACCGGCCAAGGGCTGTCGCAGGCCGAGGCAGCGCAAGCCGCCTTCGCTCCGCTGTCCACGGGCGCACAAGGTCTGTTCAGCCTCGGCCAGCAGTACCTGGCGCAGTCGCCCGAGCAGGCCGCGCAGCAATACATGGCCCGGCAGCAGGACTTGCTGGCTCCTAGTCGTGAGCGTCAGATGGCGCAGTTGCAGAACACGCTCTTCCAGCAGGGGCGCAGCGGTCTGTCCGTTGGGGCTACTGGCGCTCGTCCGAGCGGCGCGGCTGGCCTCGGGGCGACAACGCCTGAGATGGAGGCGTACTACAACGCCATCGCTCAGCAGGACGCGGCGCTTGCGGCCGGCGCACAGCAGGCTGGTCAGCAGCAGGCGCTGTTCGGCGCTGGGCTGCTTGGTACGGCTGGTAACCTGCTCACGCAGGGCTATCAGGGTCAGGCAGGGGCTTTGGCCCCGTACCAAGCATACCTGGGTGGTGCGACCGGCCTTGAGGCGCTGGGCCAAGCGCCTTTGGACATTGGCACCACGCTGGGGGGCCGTATTGCCAACGCAACCGGCGCTAACGCGCTGTACGGCGGCGGCATGGCTGCGGCCAACTCGATGGCTGGAGCTAACGCATACAACCCGTTCGCCACGGCTTTGTTGGGTGCGTCTCGCAATCCGGCGCTCGCGTCCGGCATTGGCAACCTGTTTGGAAGCCAACCCTTCACTGGAACCGCGATCTACGGCCCGACCAGCATGTCGCAACTTGACTACGCTTCGTTGAGCGGCTATTAAGGAGTTCTAACATGGCCGACATCGTTCAATCGCTCTTTGGTGTGACGCCAGAGATGTACCAGCAGCGCCAGGCGCAGCAGGCCGACGCCGCCGCGATGCAATTCGCGCAGTTGTCGCCGATGCAGCAGGCGCAGTACGGCATCGCCCGAGGCGCGTATGGCCTTGCTGGTGCGCTTGGTGCGCCAGACCCGCAGTTGCAGATGATCAGCGCGAGGAACGCTATCGCCAGGCAGATCGACTACAACAACCCTGAGTCGATCATGCAGGGCGTCAATGCGCTCTCGCAGGCAGGCGACACGATGGGCGCAATGCAGCTTGCCGATGTGGCCCGCAAGATGGAAAGCGAGATGGCGCAGCGCGCGCAACGATTGTCTGCGGCGCGGGCATCTGAAGCTGCGGCTGAAAAAACGCGGCTTGGGATCGAGCAAGAAAACAAGTTGCGCGCCGAACTGTCGCAACTAGGCGCTGGCGCTACCGAAGAGCAGATTCGCGGGGTGCTGGTGAAATACGGCGATCCAGACAAAGTTTTGACTGCGCTGCAAACAGCCGCTACGCGCGATCAAGATCGTCAAGCACGCGCCGATGCAGCCGCTGCGGCCAATGAGGCGCGCGCGGCTACCGCCGCTGCGGCCAATGAGGCGCGCGTTGAAGCGGCTAGGATCGCAGCCGAAGCCAGACTCCAAGCCGCGCGTGATGCTGGCGCAACTCGCGTAGAACTAGCGCGTATTGCACAGGAAAACAAAAAGGATTTGGCTCAGCTAAGCGCATCCCTAAAAGGGCCTAAAGTGCTGGCTCCAGGCCTGCAAAAAGAAGAAGACAAGGACTTGGAGCAGATCGACAACTTTGAGGCGCGTAAGACCGCGCTTGCCCCTGCCCTTCAAGCGCTGACGCCTGATCCGAAGACGGGCAGGCCGTTCTTGGAGCTTGGGCCGTTGAAGAACACTCAGTACATGGCGCAAAATCTGGCCGGCAACTCCACCGAGCAAAGCCGCGCGTTTGCGAACCTGCAAAGGTCTGTTCAGGAGGCGACCAATCTTAAGA